GGCGGTGGGCTCCGTTGTGTGGTGAGCCGCCCAAGAGCCCCGACCCTGCAATCTTTGCAATGCGACGTTACGTCCCTACTTGACACGTGGTCAGGCAATCGGTTTATCGGGGGGGGAAGAGGGAAGGGGGGGCGATAGAGAGGATACAATGAATACCATTGAAACTAGGAAATTGACTGACAAACAGACGAAATTAGTTGATACACTCGTAGCTACTGGTTGCAGTGTCACTCAAGCCGCTAGAGATGCGGGTTATGCTGAAGGCGAGTCTGGAAGAGTGAGTGCTTCCAAGGCCTTACGGCAACCACATGTGCAACAGTATATGATGGCGCGTGTGTCAGAACAACTCGGTTTGAATGCTACAGTTGCGGCTGCAAAGGTTTTGAAGTTAGCTTCAGGTGCCAAGTCAGAGTATGTCCAGCTTGAGGCATCCAAAGACATATTGGATCGTGCTGGCTTTAAGCCTATAGATCGCAGTCAAGTGCAAGTTGCTGGGGACATACGGGTAAGTATCGACTTGTCTTAGAGAGAGGGGGGTCAAAAAACCTGTGCTTCTGTCACTAGCGATGTCCCTTACTCCCATTTTTTCCATTAGAGGTTTTGTGCGTTGCTTCAAAAAATATTTTTCCTTAGAAAGGTACGCATAGGAGTTTAGATATGAGAACACCAGCTTGGACGCGTAAAGAGGGTAAGAACCCTAGTGGTGGCTTGAATGCCAAGGGCCGTGCGTCTTACAAGGGTGGCACGTTGAAGCCTCCAGTGAAGAGTGGTGACAATCCTCGTCGTGCCAGTTTCTTGGCAAGGATGGCTGGGATGCGTGGCCCAGAGCGGGATGCCAAGGGTAAACCTACTCGTCTTCTTCTCAGCCTAAGAGCGTGGGGTGCCAGTAGTAAGGCTGACGCCCGTGCCAAGGCTAGGGCTATTAGTAAGAGAAATAAGAACAAGGATAGTAGAAATGCCTAAAGGATCGGCCAGTCGTGCCACTTCTTTGCTAAAGAAGGTAGAAAAAGAACTTAGATCAATACCTCAGTATACAGGTGAGAAGGCTTTTTCTTCTGGATCAAGGTCGGCTTATAATAACGTGGAAGCTGTTAAGAATGCGATAACTGGTTTACGCCGTGGCATTAGGATTCTTTCAGGTGGAGAGAGCAAGCCAAGCCTTATTGCTAAAAGGAATAAACTAAAATCCTTAATACAAGAAGCACAGGACTTAAAAGAAATTGGCTTTGAAATGGACAAGGGCATGGAAAAAGGTAAGCGCGAATACACTACAAGAACAAAAGCTCGGTACCTAGAACAAAGACAAGGGGATTAATTATGCCTATGGGTAAGGGAACTTATGGATCGAAGGTTGGTCGTCCACCAAAGAAACGTCAATCTCTTCTCAGCCAATACGATGCTGCCGAAGCAGAGCTAGAGAAGATTATGAACAACATACCAGAGGGTGGGTTGAGCAAAGAGAAGGATGATCGCGCTCGAAAGCTTCGCAGCCTTCTTAGCAAACTTGGCACTCAGCTTTCTGACATGCCTGACACAGAGAAGAGGTTTCCGTAATGGCAGTTAATGCAGCGGGTAACTACACTAAGCCAAAGATGAGAAAGTCTTTGTTTAGTGCCATTAAAGCCAAGGCCACGCATGGCACTGCTGCTGGACAATGGAGTGCCAGAAAGGCGCAACTGCTTGCCAAGGAATATAAGAAGCGTGGTGGTGGTTACAAATGAAGGCTCCTCAGAAGTCACTCCTCAACTGGGGAAAGCAGAAGTGGCGCACCAAGTCTGGCAAGAAGTCTAGTGAGACTGGTGAGCGTTACCTTCCTAGCAAGGCTATTGCTGCTCTTAGTGATTCTGAATATGCAGCTACAACCAGAGCTAAACGAAAGGGCAAGGCAAAGGGTAAGCAGTTTGTGGCTCAACCGAAAGCGATTGCTCGGAAAGTAAAGAAGTATAGGACATAACATGGCATGGTATTTACCCACTGGTGAACTCTATACTGGCGAGACACATGAGCTTGCTGGAACAACTTACAGCGGCAAAACGAGAACCCCTGACTCGCGCCGCTTGGTGGAAGGGCCAGAACCAACACGTTCTCGCAGCTCCAAGGGACGATTGAAGGCAGACGACCCTTCCACTCCTGATGTTAATGAGGCTTATTCTAAGCCTAAAAAGAAAGCCGCAAAGAAGAAATGAGCTTTGTAAATTCACTAAAGCCTGAAGAACTTCGTATGCTTCGTGGCATTGTAAAGAAGGTTCACTTCCAGCATGTAGATGAAAAGCATGGGAAGATGTTTGTGACAAACTATATGCTAGACCAAGTGATAGACAATATCGGCCCTGATGTGGCAGAGTGCATGATTAAGGTCGGAGTAGACAAAGGACTGCGATAGTGGTTGATTTTAAGTACAAGCCTGACGGTGAAGTGCTAAAGTCCTTTATGAAGGACGATACTTTCTTTCGTGGGATTCGAGGGCCAGTAGGGAGTGGTAAAAGTGTTGGATGTTGTGTTGAGGTTTTTCGGAGGGCACTTCAACAAAAGAAAGGGCCAGACGGATTACGAAAGTCTCGATGGGCTATTATACGGAACACAAACCCACAGCTACGAACTACAACTATTAAGACATGGCTTGACTGGTTCCCAGAAAACGAATGGGGAAAGTTCACATGGTCAGTCCCATATACCCACAATATCAAGCGCGGCGAAGTCGAACTTGAAGTAATCTTCCTTGCCCTTGATCGTCCCGAAGATGTCAAGAAACTCCTCTCTCTCGAACTGACTGGCATCTGGATCAATGAGGCAAGGGAGATACCGAAGTCTATTATTGATGCGTGTACCATGCGTGTTGGTCGTTATCCTTCTATGCGTGACGGTGGCCCAAGCTGGACTGGTGTTATTGCAGATACCAACGCACCAGAAGAAGATCATTGGTGGCCTATTATGTCTGGTGAGGTGCCAATCCCTGACCACATTCCGCGCGAACAAGCTAAGATGCTAGTGAAGCCAGACAACTGGCAATTCTTTACGCAACCCTCTGGGATGATAGAGGTTCGCAGTGAAGAGGGTGAGATTGAGGATTACAAGCCGAACAAGGATGCTGAGAATCGTCGGCATATGCTTGAGAACTATTACCCTAACCTTATACGCGGTAAGACCAAGAGTTGGATTGATGTTTATGTAATGAACAAGTTGGGTGCCATTCAGGATGGTAAGCCTATCTATCCGATGTTTGCACAAGATGTTCATGTGGCTAAGGAAGAAATACCAGTTGCAGCTTCTATGCCTCTTTATATTGGCTTGGACTTTGGGCTTACCCCTGCTGCCACTATAGGCCAGAAGGTGCGTGGCAGATGGCTGATTCAGTCTGAGATTGTTGCCTTTGACATGGGCATTGTTCGATTTGCCGAAGTTCTACGCCAAGAGATTGCCACACGTTTTTCAGAAGTATCTGATGTGTATATCTATGGTGATCCCGCTGGTGACTTTAGAGCGCAGACTGATGAATCTACTCCCTTTCACATTCTGCGTGGGGCTGGCTTGAGGGCGTTCCCTGCACCCTCCAACTCTGTTGACCTCCGTCTTGAGTCAGTCTCCTCCCAGCTGAACAAGATGGTAGATGGTAAGCCAGCCTTCTTAATTGATCGTAGGTGCCAACAGTTAATCAAAGGGTTTGAGGGCGGCTATCAGTACAAGCGTATGGAAGTTAGCGGTGAAAGATACGCTGATAAGCCAGACAAGAATATGTATTCGCATATCCACGATGCATTGCAGTATATGATGCTTGGTGCTGGTGAGGGTCGCGCACTTATGACCAATCAGAAACCAGCCAGAGTTGTTAATGCATCAAGGAACTTCAATGTCTTTGGAAAGAACAAGACACAGAAGAAGCCAAGCGTTTGGTCTTTTGTGCGTTGAAAAAATATTCATTCTGTGCTTTTGAATAGACAAAGAGGATTTTGTTATGTGCGGAAAAGAAACCACAGCTTCTAAAGAAAGTAGCTCTAAAGATAGTAAAGCTCCAACAATTGTTAAGAACATCTCTACTGACGTTAAGATGGGTTTAAGCACATTTGGATTAAGTGGAAAAGCTCAAGCTGACAAGTTGAAGTCTCAAGGCTACAGTGACGCTGCTATTAAAGACTATCAAAAACGAACTGCTGACAGTAAAAAACGCTTGGCTGAAATGGAAAAAAAAGGTGGTGGCGATGACAATGCAATGAAGGTTACTACCACAACGACCGACACTGATGATACCGACACAACAACTACAACTACTACAACAGAAACAACAACAGAACGTGACACAGATATAAGTGGTGCTGGCACAACAAGCGTAACTGCTGAGTCAATCTATACTCGCGATCCAGAAGAGGCGATGAGCGACCAAGAGAAGTTGGCTGCGGCAGAGCTTCGTCGCCAGCGTCAGCAACGTGCCATTGGAAAAGCTGAGAGATTAAGAACACGTTTAGAAAGCGCACAGAAGTTTGGGCCACAAGGTCGCCGTGGTGGTCGTGGTCGCCGTTCATTAATGACAGGTTCTCGCGGTGGGATCGGATACTATAGTAGGTTTAAATAATGCATGATCCAAAGAAATACCTAGAACGGTACGAGAAAGCTAAGGCACACCGCCAGAACTTCGTTGATTTGTTTGAAGAGTGTTACGAATACGCGCTGCCTCAACGTGAATCCTTCTATTATGAAACCGCAGGTCAGCGTCGAGATGATAAGATATTCGACGAGACAGCCGTTGTTGGTGTTCAGGAATTTGCATCTCGCTTACAGTCTGGTCTTGTTCCTAACTTTGCACGTTGGGCAGACCTAGCCGCTGGATCAGAAATACCCCCGCAAGAGCGTGACATTGTAGACAATGATCTTGATGAAGTGACAGAATACGTCTTTGAGATTCTTCAGAACTCTAACTTTGGCCAAGAGGTACACGAGTCATTTATGGACTTGGCAGTTGGGACTGGCATTCTTTGTGTAGAAGAGGGCGATGCCCTTAATCCTATTGTCTTCTCAGCAATCCCGCTTCCACATGTAGTGTTGGATACTGGCCCAGATGATAAGATTGACCATGTGTTCCGCGAACGTAAAGGGATTCGCAACTCAGACCTGAAGTACATGTATCCAAAGGGAACATTCGATGCGCGTGTAGAGCAGCGCATTACTCGTGATCCAGAGGGCAAATGCACATTGCTTGAGGTAGTTTGCAAGGACTACACAAAGAAAAACCAAGAGGCATATCTTTACTATGTGATTGATATGAACACTAAGACTTACATCATGGACGAAAGCTTTACTGGCGTTGGCTCAAATCCATACGTTTGTTTCCGTTGGTCTAAGTGTGCTGGTGAAGTTTATGGTCGTGGGCCGCTTATCAATGCGCTGTCTGCTATTAAAACAACTAACCTTACTATTCAATTGATCCTAGAGAATGCACAAATGGCTATCTCTGGCATCTATCAAATGGATGATGATGGCATTATTAACCCTGACACAATTAACTTAGTGCCAGGGACTATCATTCCTAAGTCCCCACAATCCGTTGGATTGCAGCCAGTACAGGCCGCTGGTCGCTTTGATGTAGCTGATATTGTTCTAAGTGACATGCGTTTGAATATTAAACGTGCCTTATACAATGATATGCTTGGCAACCCAGACCGCACCCCAGCAAGTGCCACCGAAGTAGCGGAGCGTATGGCAGACTTATCTCGTCGTATTGGCTCTGCCTTTGGTCGTCTTCAAGCTGAGTTGGTTCAGCCAGTATTGCAGCGTGTTATTCATATCTTGAAAAAGCAAGGCCGCATTGAAATACCAACTGTGAATGGTCGTGAGGTAAAGATTCGCTCTGTTTCTCCACTAGCGCAAGCACAATCAAACCAAGATATTACTTCCGTTTCTCGTTTCTTAGAGCTTGTAAATGGATACTTTGGCCCTGACATGACTAACATACTGATCGACTCAGAGGAGACAGCCGTATTCCTTGCTAAAAAGTTTGGTGTACCAGAGGGCTTGATTCGTGATGCAGAAGATCGTAGACAGATAGTTGCAATGATGCAGCAAATGCAGCAGATGCAACAACAGCAACAGATCGCAGGACCACAGCTTGCCGCAGAATAGTCACATTGGATTAGATGGAATACATCGAACCAAGGAAGATGAAGACAAGATTAGCCTGAACATAGCTTCTTTATTCTCAGAACCTACTGGACAGGCGGTCTTAAAATACTTGCGTAGTATTACAATTGAAATGGTTGGTGGCCCTGAGATTACTGACGCATCACTGCGTCACCTTGAGGGTCAGCGTCACATTGTTGGCCTGATAGAACGACATGTTCAGAGAGGGCATAAGATCAAATGAATGAGCAAGTAACAGAAACGCCAGCACAAGAAGAAGGTTTACCACCAGCGGAAGAGCGAGACTTTGTGGTAGCCGAGGACGTTCAACCAGAACGTCCCGAATGGCTACCTGAGAAATACAAATCAGGCGAAGACTTGGCTAAGGCATACAAGGAATTGGAGTCTAAGCTTGGCACACGCGAAGAGGAGTTTCGTGAAAAGTTCATTGAAGAACTGAATGCAGAAGCATACAAAGATCGACCAGAGTCATCAGGTGACTATCAACTTCCTGACTTTGTGGACGAAGGTGAGGCAATAGATAGCGACCTTGTTAAGTGGTGGGCAGAGCTTTCATACGAGAATGGCTTTAGCCAAGATGAGTTTTCCAAAGGCATTGAGATGGTGATTGGCTCTATGAACGCTGATGTGCCAGACGTAGAAGCTGAGATGGGTAAGCTTGGTGACAATGCAAACGCGCGAATAGAAGCGGCTGCTTTGTTCTCAAATAAGTTTTTCCCAGAAGAACATATGCCTTCAATTGAACGTTTGACAGAAACAGCCGATGGCTTAATGGCACTTGAGTTCATTATGGATCAAGTCAAAGGTGCGTCAGTTAATGGTGAATCAACACCTGTTGACCAGATTACGGAAGAAAGCTTGCGCAGTATGATGCAAGATGAACGCTACTGGAACCCAGCGCGTAGAGACATGGATTATGTAAGACAGGTTGATGATGGCTGGCAAAAGTTTACAAGAAGCTAAAGTAATCAAAAGGGGGTTGGCTTATCTAACCCCCATGCAACATTATCACATAGAAGAGTTCTATGAATGTGTGCATCCCTACAATGCCAGTGAAATGATTGAGCTTGGCTATGAAAGTCCACATCACTGCCTTACAGAAATGTATAACAATTCAGAAGCTTACGTTTGTCGCAACCAAGATGGCGATATAGCTTTTGTTGGTGGGCTTTGGTTTGGCGGTGAGTCGCCACAGATGTTCTGCATGTTTGCTAACAATCTAGCAAAGAACGTAGTTCTTACCGCCAAGATGTCAAAAGCAATGCTTAGAATGTTTGATGAAGTGCATCCAGTAATGACAATGACTGTCTTTTCTAAGTTTGAACACATGCTAAATTGGGCTGTATGGCTTGGCTTTGAACCTTGTGGGATAACAGAAGATGATCGTTATGTTGAATTTGTGCGTTGCCTTTTAATAGAAAATAGTGTTACGGATAAGTCATTGCGGCCCGTAGTGCATTGATCGGCCCTTAACAGGATACCCGAATTGAGATGAGAGCGCGGATACCCGTAGCAATCAGGAAACTCAAACAAGGACTGTTAAAATGGCTAATACAATTGACCAAGCCTTCATCAAGCAGTTTGAGACTGAGGTTCACATGGCGTACCAGCGTATGGGTTCCAAGCTACGGAACACCATTCGTTCTACGAATGTGACAGGCTCAACAGCTCGATTCCAGAAGATCGGCACAGGTGCCGCTTCTACTAAAACACGCAACGGTGATGTAACCACAATGGAACTGGCGCACACCAATGTTGAAGTAACAATGTCTGACTACTATGCAGCAGAATACATCGACAAACTTGACGAATTGAAAATCAACATCAATGAACGTCAAGCTGTCGCTCAGTCTGCGGCTGCGGCTCTAGGTCGCCAAACAGACGCATTGATTGTTGCTGCAATGGACGCTGGCGCAAACGCTACTGCAATCGCTGATACATCTGGCGCATTGGGTAAAGCAGACTTGCTAACATTGTTTGAAACATTTGGTACTGCTGATATTCCAGAAGA